ATTCTTCACCCAACGCCTTTTCCAAAATTTCATGCGGCAAGTTGTTGAAGCTGGCCGCAACACTTGGTTGTGACTTACCAACAGATTGGTCTTGCAGAATGTCGTTACCCCAAACCTTGGTAACACTTGGTGCAATACCAGTAATGTTTGCTTCACTCAGACCTTGTGCAACCCGGCCGCGAGCGTCAAAAATACCATTCTCTGAGAACCCGTCTTCACCAGCAATAACCTTACCAGTCTTGGGGTCAATTAAGGCCATTCGCAGACCTTTGATACCAACAGTAGCCATTTATAACACCTCAAATTAATTTATTTTTTGCAACGTAGATAACCTTGGTCGTTTGCCCCGTGTCAGGGTCAATCGAATGGGCGCGCGCCGTTGTAATACGCCAGCCCTTAGATTCAAGCTCTTTCATGAGTTGAATTTCTAGGTCACCAACGTCTTGGTCAAAACTCAACGAGTAGAAAATTTCAATCTCAACGCCGTACGTGGCGGCATTAAAAGTATCGTTTCCCCACACATTAAGCTCCGTCGTCGACTCGGTGACTAGTGCTATCGTGTCCGTGGTATTTGCGCTCGCGTCTTCGGGCAGTAACCCGGTGTACACGGCGTTTATCCATGGGACACTCTCAAGAATTTTGCTGACTTCGATCGTGGGTAGTGCCATTTCAGTCACCCCACTTTCTACGGACAAGCTCTTGATACTTGGCCGCTTCGGCAGCAATAACTTTATTCTTTGCGTCCTGACGAGCAACATCAACAAAGTGGTCGCCCCGGATACGCTTAGTCCCGTCATTTAGGAACCGGGCAATGTACGCTTTGTTGACGGTGAACCCCACCGTGCTGGCACCGGTCTTGTCGCCGTCAATGTCAGTTCGCTGGTAGGTCACAGCGTCCGCAAGGTGAGTGTCGTCCTGACCGGTAACGCGAACCCGGTAGTGCTTGCGTTTGGTCGTATCTCGCAAGTGGTAGGACAACACCTTAGCCCCGGCTCCCGTAACAGTCGCAGTTTCCGAAGGCGTCAAGTGAACGGTTTGCTGCACGTTGTCTAGCCAAGTCGTCAATGCTTTACTTAGGTCCATGCGGCTACCCCCCTTTGACGGTATCGGACTTTTCCAGGGTGATAAAATCGAAGGCGATATAGTTGTTGGTGTCGTCATGCGAGATATTCGCAATCCGATACAGCTTGCCGTCATCAAGTTTCACCCGCAGTTGTTCGTCTAGCGCTGAGTTGCGGCGTACAGCGATAGTGCGCGTCTCTTCCATGCCAGCCTGCTTAGCCGCAAATAGCTGAGACGCTGACCGGGTACGGTACTCGGCCCACAACGCAAACGATTCAACGAACGACTTAACCGGGGCGCCCGTGTTGGGATTGGTAGCTTGCTTGATGGTGCCGAAGTGGGCGCGGTGAACCAGTTGATGTGGTCTAATCTTGACCATTGTCAGCACCCCACATTCGCCCACGCAGGTGGTTAATCATCATGCTAAGACCCTTGTTAGTACCTACCCCGGTCGAACGATCGTAGTAGTAGCAAGAAACGTAGGTCTTCACGGCACGGTCAAACAGTGGGTACTTTTCGTACTCTTCCACGGGCAAATTGTAATTGACCGCGGAACGCACGTAGTCCGTACCTTCATCAATCAGAGATTGCAAAATATGCTCTTCACCATCTAAGTGAAGTTCTTCTTGCATTTCGCTAACAGTCACGGCCAATTTCAGTCACCCCTTTACTTAGCGTCAGCGGTTGGTGCGGTAGCAGCGCTTGAAGACTTCACTGCCGTGTTGGTCAGGAAGTAACCGGCGTCGGCGTCAGCAACCTTAACGTCATAGCGCAGAGCACCCATCAGGTACTGGCCGTAAACCTTGTCATCAGCCCAGCTTAAGGAGACTTCTTGGCGGTCAGCGAACAAAATAGCCCGGTTCAAGTCACCGATAAAGGCCAATTGGTCACCAGCCTTGCCCAGCAACGTGTCAGAGATACGAACGACCCGAACGCCTGCGAGTACACCGGTGCTTGGCGTCGTGATGTCTTGGTGGAAAATGTACTGGCCGTTGTTGTCCTTCAAAGTGTCCAACGTGTTGTACAGAGATTGCGTTGCGACAATCGTTGGTGCATATGCCGGGTCAAGGGATACGTTCAGAATGCCCTTGATCGTATCAACGATGTTGGTGTCGGTGGAAGCAACGGCGGTGAAGCCTTGCAAAACCTTGGCAATGTCGGCGTTGGTAGTGTTTACGGACTTTTCGCCCATGTTCTTACCAACCAAGCCAGTCAGGTCAACTTGAGAATCGTCAATGGCTTCTTGAGACAGCGGAATTGCGCCCCGGCGAGTCGAAACCTTCCAATCAACGTCTTGGAAGTCTGGTTCTGCCAGTGCTGGGTTCTCCTTGAGTTCTTCAATGCTTGGGAACGTGTCAGTGGCACGCTTAAGAATTGGGTAAGACCCGGACGGCGTGGTAACAGGAACGACATTTACAAGTTGCTTCAAGTCAACAACAGTGTTAACTTCACTCTGTGGATTGTAAATGATTTCTTCGGGAACCAATGGTTCAGCTTCGGTTGACGTAACTTGCAATGCGGCAGTGTCCTTGATGGCACCCTTAGAATGCAAGAAGTCGTTAAGCGCATGCTTTTCAGCAGACAGCTTATTTTCAGTAACAGGCACTTTCTTGGCCCCCTTCTTCGTCTTGGCAGAATTTCCAGCGATATGGCTGGCAACTTGGTCTGATTCTGCGGTTTCCCGTTGCGTCTTCAATTCGGCAAAACGGGCTTGTTCATTATCGCGGTCAGACTTCAATGCGGCCATGTTTTCGGGACTAAACTTGTCATCAAGTAAGCCCTCAGTGATTTTGGCGTTGATGGCGGTCAACTTTTCTTGTGAGTCCGTCATGGCGTCCTTAATTTCAGATAAATTCATTACTTTACACCTCTCAAAATATTTAATTTCTGTTGCAGTACAGTGTCGTGAACCGGCTCAGTTTTTGGCTTAACCGTCGGCTTCTTGTCGGTGGCGAGCATGTTTCTAAACTTGACGACAGCCGACTTGGCCGGGATAGAAGACGCGGACGCAACGGCTTGTAGCGTGTCAGCTGAGTCATCGAATAAAATCTTGTCGGCAAAGCCATAATCCTTGGCTTGCTCGGCCGTGAGCCACGTTTCTTTATTCATCAAGTCCAGCAGGTCGTCCTTGGCCATGCCTGTCTTGGCGACATAAGCGTTGGCGATTGACTTGTTGATGTTGTCCAACACCCCAGCCTTGTGGGCCATGGTATTAGTGTCACCTTCAACCGCTGAACTGGCATTGTGGATCATGAGTTGGGCCGTTGGCGACATCGAAACGGTATCGCCGGCCATGGTGATAACGCTGGCCGCACTAGCCGCAATGCCCGTGACTGTGACGTTGACCTTGCCAGAGTAATTTTTCAGCTCGGTAAATATGTCACTAGCCGCGAACACATCGCCGCCGTAAGAACTAATGGCCACATCAACATCAGCACCATCAGCGGCAGTAAGCGCGTCACTGACTGCCGCGGGACTGATACTATCCATGCCAAACCAGTTGTAGAAGCTGGCGGTCTCGTTGTCTACTACGTCACCAGTAAGTTTGATTGTCATTTACTCACCCCCTTTCGTTGGGTCATTACCTACGTCAAAATCTGGTGTGTCTACCGGGATAAACCCGACTGACTTAAGAATATGAGTTGCTTGCACACCCTCTAGGGCGTCGTTTTTGGTCAAGTCTGAAATGGTGGCGGCGTACTGACTGTAGTCAGGATCAATCGCCGGTTGCATGTCCAGGTCAACGCCGACACCTAACTTCATGGTCAGCTCACTACTCAAGGCGTAGATGTACTTGTTCAGCGCTTGAGAATAGGTTGAACGAACCTGGTCAATGTTACTGTGGGCCGACTCGTTATTTAAGAAGTCTTGTGGCACCCCAAACGCCTTAGCCACCTGGTTACGCGTATAGCTGACTGAGTTCAGCAAGTTGGCAATGTTGCTGTCAATCTGCGGCGTTGAGTACGTAGCCGTGGGGTCCATGACCATGACCCGGCCGGCATTGGCCCCTGAGTTGGCGCGCTCAAATTCTCGGCGAACGTTCTCTTTGGCTTCGGGGTCAACCGCACCAGCAGCAAGTGTAAGAATACCGCTTGGCCGAATAGCCTGGTTCAGTGACTTCAAAGCCATATCGTTGGCTTTGTCCTGAATGTTCAGGTCGCCGACCAGTGATTGCAGGGGACTGACACCGATAAACTTGTTGTCGCTCAGGTTGGACAGCAGCTTAAAGTGAAGCATTTGACCGGCGGGAATCGTTACCGTGCCCCGATTGTCATAGTACGTAACCTTGTAGTTAACATTTTGCTCGCCATCATCAATGATAATCTGAACCTGTGGCGGCGTTACCTGCTCAAAGTGGTGTAGGCGGCCGCTGGCGTCCAGGTTCATGACCACGTAGGCATTGCCGTTCAGTAATAACGCCCCGGTGACGGATTGCCAAAAATTGTATGAATTAATGATTGGATTAGGCGCGTTCAGCTTATGCAACAAGAAGTCGTTGGCTGATACAAACTTGCAACTGGAAACGTCCGCTGAAATTAAGTTGACCACACTGTATATGTCTGAGTTCTTGAGGGCGGCGCTGGCCGTGGCGTAGCTGGCCGACTTGACAACCTGGCCGTTCACAATCAGGAATGGTTGGTAGTCAGAACTGGGCACCCATGCCCGATTACTGAACCGGCGCTTGAATGGATTAGTGAACTTCATCGTTTCACCTCCTTTCAGTCGCTACTGCCGAATAGGAAGGCACTCACAATCAGGCAAACACCCAGCACAATATCACCGGCAGGGGCGCTGTACTCACCAACGCCCCTACTCAGCGTGATAATGCCGCAGATGTAGACCACCGCAGGCATTGCATTGCCGATTGCCTCAAGTACCGTTCCCAGTCGCTTTAAAAATTTGTCCATGTCGTCACTCCCTAAAAGCTGTAATTTTTGTAAAAGCTGTTGATGTCGTCTTGCTTCCAACCGGCAAATGGGTCATCGGTGCCGCGGTCGTCCCGTGAGACACCTTCAAAGTGAAGCATGGCTTCATAGAAGCAGTTTATGATGGCGTCCACGCAGTCGATTTTGTCGGTGGCAAGGTTCTTATCTATTTTGATACCGTTATTGTCAACCAGCGTAACGGCGTTGGTCATGCCGGCCTGCATTACCCGATCATCAAACATGGTAATGTGTCCGTTTTGCATTTCATGCCGGAAAAATGAGGTAGGCTCGTCAAGTGATTTTGTCCCCTGCCGAACCGGTTCAATAAGCCAGTTGTTTTCTTGGTCGAGCTTGTAAATAAAGACTTTGTCCCGCCACGGGTCGTACAGGAACGATTGCACGTGTAGGTTGTGAACCTCTACAAAGTCGAGCAACCAGTTGTACACGTCCGAGTAATCAATGTCGCCGCCTCGCGTGTGCGAGATGGTGGCGAACCCGCGCCGTTCCTCTTCACGGTAGGGAATGCCGTCTTGATTTTCCTTGATAGCAATGCTTTGCTGGGTTCGTGAGGTCGGTATAAATGAATGCTGGTAAACATGGAATTTATGTTGGCCGTCCTCGCTGGTGTAGGGGAACACGAACGCTAAGCTGGTGTCGTCGCTGTACTGCGAGGCGTCAAACCCCACATAAACGTCTCGGCCGTCGATGTCGAAACCGTCGCGCGGGATAATCGAGGCGTTGATGTCTTTCAAGTCGAGGTAACGGTTCTCTTTCTCGTTCAGCCACATATTCATGTTTTTGGTCTGAAAGTCACCGATAGTGCCAGCCAGCATGTCGCTGTCGCGCTTGTCAATCAGACCACCTAAAAGCTCTCGTTTCTGCTCAGGTGAGTTCAGCAGCGGGTTACTCTTAGCCCACGTCTTGGGGTCTTGAGTTTCTTTGAGATCGTCTTGCGCCCAGACCAGACACAGGTAAGCGTCGGCGTCGCGCTTGTAATCCTCTTCCATTGCTTTGGTGAGCATTCTCTGGTCGTCGTAGAACGGCACTTTCGGATCAGGGTATGACGTTGAAATTTGAATGTACCGCCGGTCGGCAATCTTAATCTGACCGGATAGAATCTTAGATGTCTTGGCCCGATTCTTGAGTTCCCCGACTTCGTCAACGATTGCAGTACGGAAATGGAAACTATCGAATTGGCCCGACTCAAAGCTGACGGCCCGAATGACGTTGTTGCTTTTTTTCATAATGATCTGGTCGTTTTGGAGCATGAGACCAGATTGCTTGGCCAGTGTCTTGAATGGCTCAATCTCGGTGACCTTGCGCAACATCGTTTTCAGATAACCGAGTAGCTTGCTGGTTTGCTTCCAGTTGATTGACGCAACCAGGTAGTCCTGGTTGGACAGGCCCAGCGAGTCAAGCAGAAAAGTGTAGGCCATAATAATCGCGGCAATCATCGTCTTACCCTGCGCCCGACCAACTGAGATTAGCGACTTGGTAAAACGAACGCCGCCCGTCTTGGTCTTCCAGCCAAACAACTCGGCCATGATAAACTGTTGCCAACCGAGTAAGTGAACTGGGTCGCCGCTGTCAACGTCAGGGGTCACGCTTGCAAAGAGCAGTGCCTTGTTCACGGCGTCCGGATCATAGACGAACGGAAAATCAGGTTGGCCCTGCCGCTGTAAATCGCGCAAGTGGCGAAATGCCGCGAGCTTCATCAAATAGCCGGTAACCTCTTTTCCGTCAAGCACTTTGAAGGCGTACTCAGTACCGGGGTCGGTGAAGTGACCACGTAAATCATTGAACGCTGCGTCAGAACACGCCTGAGCAACGTCTTTTGTCTTGGAAATATCAATCTTTTTCAACATTGCTCACCCCTTTCTATCCGGCTACTTTTTGCCGAAGAACTTGGCTAAATCCGCAGCCACATTTTCGTCACCGTCATTACCGGCCGACTGAATTAATTCTTGTCGGCTTGCTGGCGTCAACCCCAATTCATTGCCGAGCTGTTTCAGGCGGCTGGTAGCAGAATCTAAAATCTGAGTCGCAGGGTTTCGCTTAAACCCAACAAAATCAGTCGCAACAATCTCACCGGTAACTGGGCTTAGTGTCGTCTTGTAGGCTTTCTTGGATTGGCCATTCTCAGAAACGTTCTCGTAGGCTTCCCGCATGGATTGGTAGTTAATGCAGAACGCTTCAACGATACTGCTGTCAAGCTGAGTAACGTTTAAGTCTTGCTTGTTCAAAACTGGCACAATGGCTGACCACATATCACGCGCAATGCCTTGCAAGTAGTCAGGCGGTGTTGCACTAAGACGTGCACTTTTCTTTTTTGCTGTCATTATCTAACCCCCTTACCAAAAGTGATTTTTAAATTGAAAATTTTTATAAGACAACTCCATTGGTATGCGGAACGGCCGTACAGGCCTAGGCGGCCCCCTAATTTTTCAGGACGCGTTGCCAGTCCAGTCGGCTCATTCTTTGAAGTTTCTTGTCGCTCGTCTTTGCTTCTTGGCGAGATTTTTTATTGTGGCATTTTCCGCACAGCGTCCACAGGTTTGAACTCGCAACTCGTTCCTTATCGGAGCACAGCCGCAGCGGAACGATATGGTCAACGTACATGCGTTGTTCTGACCTGCCACACACCTGACAACAACCAATGTCTCGGCTATAGATGGCGGAGCGAACTGCGAGCCATTGCTTTGAA